TGATGGAAACAGTGTTTTAACAACAACTGACAATGCATTGGCGGGTCCTGGAAAATCTGGTCTTATCGATGTTTCAGGCGGTGCTCACTTCTATAACTTCAGAATACAGCCGCTAGGACAAAGCCTCAGTGGGGTCAATGCCTATTCCAAAGTGACCTTAAGCAGCACCGACCCAACGGTGACACCACAACTGACCGATTTAGTGCTAGCGGCATTGCATCCCAATATCACATTAGGATCACTCATACCTACTGTATCCTATTTGTACACGTATATCTCAAAAAACATGGATGATCTATCAAAAAAGTCGAACGCTTTCTGGAAGATAGACCAGAATCTCAATATGCTTTTTTCACTGTATCAATCTATTCCATCTCCCTGGATACTTACAGATAAAGATATCCTTGTTGCAGGTCCACAAGCATTGCAAGTGAAGAATAACGGCGATCTCTATCGCAATCGACAAAATATCACTGGTGTTGTTGCAACAGGGACAAACAGCGAATACAAAGTTGGCGATGGCACAACAAGGTCATGGACACTTGGCGGTATCCTCATTGAAAAACCAACGATTTATTTAAATGGTCAAGTACAAACAGTAGGTACAAAGGGTATTGATACAGGCAAAAACTTTTATTGGACTTCTGATAGTGCGGTCATCGATCAAGACTCATCGGGAACATTACTTCAGCAAACAGACCAGTTATTCTTTCCAAACTACACGTATCAATACACAACAGATGTAACCATCGATAATACTGGTCAATTTCCAGGAACAGTGTCTATTTCAGCATTTGCAGCTCTCTCAGGTGGTACTGGCATTGTTGAGGAAACAGAGGATGTCAGTGGACAAAACATTAATATTACAGCAGCAACAGCCATGGCAAACGATTATTTACAACGATTTGGCAAGATTGGCATTGAAATCCAGTGTAGCACAATGCGATCGGGATTAGCAGTAGGACAATATTTGTCGGTGTTTAATCCTGAAAGCAGTACAAATGATGTAGCATTTTTGATTACTTCTGTAGACATGACTCAGGTAATAACCGTCGATCAAGCATCAGGACAAGCAACACAGACATATTTCTATGCGTTGACTCTGGAAAGCAGTGTTAACGTTGGATCGTGGTCTAAGCTACTGGCAAGCACAATGATATAGAAAGGACAAAACATGAATTATATCTATGTCACAAAAAACACACAGCATGACCTCACCACCATGAATAGCTATGCAGGAACAACGTTACTCCATACAGATACATCATTTTTAGTGTGGTTATGGACAAATCCATTAGGACCTGATTTGCAAGCAACGCAAGGCATAAATCCATCGATCAATCTTATTGCGATGACAATGATTAATATCGTCTAGGAGAGGTATTATGGCATTTCCAGCACAGCCTAATGATAGTAATTCAATTCCAATAAGTTCCTCTTATAATCAGAATGATGCATTCTATGCTGTACAAGGCGAATCTGGTGGCTTTACCGATGCCAGCAGCAATACATCAACAGCGGTTGTGATGTCCTTTTTGTATCCGAAGATTGTTCAGAAAGCTCATGCTGTTACGGGTGTAGCAGGAAAAACGCTCACATGTAATTTTACTACCAACAATATAGCAGGAAACTCTATTATCGTGTCGGTTGCAATGGGAGAGGTAGAGGGCGCAAATATCACATTAACCATTACTGATACATTAGGTAATACCTACACTGAGGCCATCAAAGCAAGTCAAAGTACTACATTAGAGTCTGCTATTTTCCTTGCATCTCCCATCGCTGGCGGTGCAAACGGGGTAACCGCAACGATTGCAGGAACATCGTCAACGAACACTGCTATAGCAATGGAGATCTATGAGGTTTGGGGTCCGATCGCTCTTGCCTCTGATAGCGTTGACCAAACAGCAACGGGAACTAATGCCGGGTCAACATCCGTTGCAACGGGATCGGTGACACCTCTTGTTCCTAATGAGTTTGCAGTGGCGGCAATAGCAGCAGCAGGTGGCACGGTTTCCCCTGGAACAAACTGGACATCCGATAGCGGTTCTCTTGCACCAACGGGTGGAAACCTTGGCTCTTTTGCCTCAGAGTCGCAACTCTTCTCAACAATAGCACCGATGAGCGCAACGGCCTCATTATCCACGTCAAATGCATGGGCTGTTTGCTTGGCAACCTTCAAAACGGTCATCGTGCCTGTTGAGGGTAGCGTTCAATTAACAAATCCATTGCCAGCAGGAACCAACGTCATCGGTCATGTCATTGTCGATAGTGCTGGTAACGTCGCTATCACCTCGTTACCATCGCTTCCAGCGGGTACCAACGTCATCGGTCATGTCATTGTCGATAGCGGCTCAGTAAGTCTGAGTGCTGCTTTGCCAGCGGGTACCAATGTTATTGGTCACGTCATCACCGATAGCGGTTCTACCACGGCTGTTACACAAGCAACGGCATCGAACCTGAATGCTCAGGTGGTAGGAAGCGTTGCGTCTGGAAGTTCCAATGCTGGTAATCCCGTCAAAGAGGGCGCGGTTTTCAACACGACGCAACCAACGGTCACCAATGGTCAGATTGTTGATGCACAAGCAACGGCACACGGCGCTCGTATTGTGGCAACAGGAGTTGATACTTTCAATGTCACCGTCAATGCGGCGCTACCAGCAGGATCTAACGCGATCGGAGGCGTCACACAAAGCGGTACCTGGACGGTGCAACCTGGAAATACCGCAAACACAACACCATGGTTGGTGCAGGACACTGTTGCATCTTCAGGTGGTTCTATCCCATATCACAACATCAGCGCAGCTACGACAAATTTCACGAATGTTAAAGCTGCTGCATGTCAAATGTACAGTTATCGTCTTTCAAATACTTCTGCATCTCCTATTTATGTCAAATTTTATGATAAGTCCACGACACCAGCTACAACAGACACTCCAAAGGACACGATACAAGTTTTAGCGAATAGCGATATTCTTGCTGCATTCCCTGAAGGGATGAAGTTTTCCAATGGATTTGGATGGAGCGCAACGGGAGCGGTAGGAGATTCGGACAACACGGCAATTGCAGCAAATTGCGTCATTGACTTTAGTCTCAATAGCTAAGGAGTAACATCATATGTCTAAAGCAATTAGTGTCCACGATGATCTTATTGATCAATACGAACCAATAGCGACGGGAGCGCATATTCCTTGGGAACACCTCTTTCATGAAGCACTTGAATATGCATTGCCAGAAATGCAGAAACGCTATGCGGTGTGCTCTCAGTGCAAGCAACAACCACGCAAAGGCGCAACGTTTTGCGATAATTGCGGCACAAAATTAGCAAAGCAAGAATAAAAGTATGGCAGCCATTGTAGCTTATGGGTCATCAATAGCCGATGGTACGCTCACTACTGCCTGTGATATGGCGCAAAATGCCACAGGTGGCACCGAGACATCGAAGACAACAACAATAGGCAGCACAAGCGGCGTCTATGGTGAAGTGCTCTCGCAAGGTGGCACTGGATCTGGTGTTTCATCGATACCAGCAACACCGACAGGACATGGTTGGTTATTCAAACCTGGCGCTGGCTCTTTTGCCAATGCTGCATGGGGCGCGGTTGTCACCTTTGCTGGCAATGGACTTGGAACAGCAGATCTCACCATACGTTTTTTCAAGTACGATGGATCATCAACATACACATCAATTGGCACGATCAACAAAACAGGTGTTGTATCAACAAAGACAACCTATACCTTTACAAATACGACGATGCCAGCAGTCACGACGCTGTCAACAGATTATATCTATATTGATTTATGGTTGCACGATACATCAACGGTACAAACAGATAATCCTGTCATTTATGTATCAAATAGCGCAACAGCGGGTGTCGCCAATGATATGCAGATAACGACAGCATCATTTACAACAGGCGGCGGAGGTGGTACAACGCATCGCATTATCTGTGATGGATTTGGTGGCATATTCGTCTAATACAAGAAAAGAGGAATAATATGAACAGTCAGATACTAGGCATGTTATTACATGCAGTGATTACCATTGTTGTTTTAGCGTTTTGTACAGCGTTATTCTTGTGGTCAAAGGATACGAATATCAAAGATGCTGCCGTCCCTATTGCAACAGGTGCCATCTTTTATTGGTTTGGCGCGGGACCGAACATTAAAAATCCGCCACAGCAACAATAGAGGTAGGATATGGCAATACCATCTCTTTGGAAGCAAAACGATTTAAAGCCAGCATGGACATTAGAGCTTGTTCCTGCTGATGGTAGCACGCTAAACACATCAGGATTAACACCAAGCAACTTTACGTTTATCATGACCAATATCTCAAATCGACAAAATACGACGGGTACCGGAACCTTTAGCAATCTCGCAAGCGGCACTCCTGCAACAATTGTGTACCAGCCATCAGCAACCGACGTTGCCAGCCTTGGACTCATCAATGCTCATGCAGTGGCAAACGAAGGTTTAACGACACAAGAAACATTGTTTAGCGGTGTTTTCGAGATAGTGCCATAGGAGGCTATCATGGCAACAAAAACATTAGCAAGTTTAGTGAGCGATACAAGCTTCATAGGTCCTGGACTCACAGGATTGGTTGATGTCAACGGCAATCCTATCGATTTCAATACCAATGTTGATAATATTGTGTTATTGGCATCTGGCGTTGTTACTGCAAACGGTGTAAGTGCAGATCAAACCAATAAAAGATGTCGTGGTTTGAAGCTTTTTATTGCAACAGGAACATTTGGCACGTCAGAGAGTACCATGACCGTGACCATTCAAGGCAAAGATCCAGTGTCAAATACGTACTACACGATCTTAACAAGTGCATCATTAACAACCAATGCATTTACTGTTCTTTCAGTCTATCCAGGACTTGCGGTTACTGCTAACGTTAGTGCAAACGATGTATTGCCTCCTACCTGGAGAGTAAGTTATCAGGCAAGCAATTGGGGTACAGGAGGTTCTACACTTGGTATTGCATGTGCAATGATTGTCTAGGAGGATACAATGTCTTGTCAAGATATAGCAAAGACCATCGGTCAACATTTGCTTTTTTTAGGTATATCAACACAGCAATGGTCTATAGAACAATTTCAGCAAGCAGCACAATTTGCTAAAAACCATGGGATAGACTCATTGCTTATCAAGACTGCCGATGGTGGTAATTGGTGGTATGGAGGACTGAGCGGATATCACAATATTCGCAATGCTATTCATGCTGAAGGTATTGGATGCATTCCGTATACCTATAGTTATGGCAACAAATACAATGCATTAGACGCTGAAATTGATATACTCATTGCTTTACTACAAAGCGACGGTGTAGCATGCGCTGACATGGAAGCTGAGTGGAACGGTCAAACCGCGTGGGCAAGCCACCTGGCATCTCGTATCCAGGGGAAGGGCATGTTCCTTGTTTCCACATGGGCCGATCCAAGTGCTCAAAATTGGATCGGCGTTCTTCAGGCTCTTAACCCCTGTGTTTCTTGCTACTTACCACAACAGTATAACAATTATCTTGCAACATTTTGGGGTGAATTTGGCAACGCTGGAGCTGCATGCTTACAGCCTACGGTAAACCTGTTGCAAGACTTTGGACCCAATGATCCTGTTGCGATCGCAAAAGCAGCACACAGCCAGGGTCATACATCGCTGTCCGTGTGGTATCACGAAACGGCAGTGGCTAATCCTACACTCTTAGATCAAATTTTTGCAGCATTTCCAAAGACACTATCAGGAGGAAACACGATGTCTACTGTCCCTCAAGGTTGGACTGACGATGGAACAACCCTGAAAGCACCCGATGGAACGCCTATCACACTTGGGTTTCGTGATTACGTTCTCAACAACAACTGGGACCCTGCGAATATCCCGCTTGAACCTGAGCAGCATTGCGACCCACTAGAACAAAGCAATCCAAGCCTAGGAGCAGGCCAACAACAGCTATTCCGCTGGACAACACTCGAATATACACAAGCAAGAGGTGTTTTTGAAGCATGGTCAGGTCAAGAATTGCTTTGGTATCAAAAACAAGCAACACAACTACAAAGCCAAATCACTGACCTTCAGAAACAACTCAGTGAAAATACATTGACTCAAGAAATTGCAGCACTCAAAGCAAAAATTATCCAGGCAGTCAAAGACTTGTCATAACCAATGCGCGCGAGGATAATAGCATCGATATGCAACAACCTCAAAAAAACGATGTTTCAATGTTAATCTACCGCATTGATACGCTTGAGAAAGAAGTAGAGCGTTTAAGTATGCAGTTATCGAACTATGTGCCGCAACGGGAAAACGATTTGAAGCTACAAAGCATTCAAGAGATTGTAAGACGCATTGAAGCTGAAATCATCGCTGCAAAACAACAACTAGCAACAATGAACACAAAGCTTGCTGATCAAGAAATTGCAGCAAGAGAGCGAGATGAGAAAGAAAGGCAGCAAAGAGACAAAATACAAATTGATACACTGAAATGGATATTAATTACGATAACAGGATTGGTAGTGATGGTTATCGGCGGCGTCGTTGTGTATTTCTTGACGCATCCAGGAGGTTGATATGAGGCTAAAAGTAATACAGCTCTTGATACGCATCTTTGGATGGTTCGGTGTTTTCTTGCTGCTTGTGTCGTTGCTCTTTGAAGCATTGCCATTACTGCCAAATAATGCCTTGAATAGTTTTCATCTTGCAGCGCGTCAAAGAGGACTAGAGGAGCACATTGTCAAGGATACGTTAATGCTTGCTTATCGATCCTCTTCCGATGACCATGCAGAGGCAATAAGCGAGTTGCAAACAGCATTGCCGCTTTGGGAGAAAGTCCAGAATGGTCTTCAAGATGGCGATACTTCCCTTGGCATCTCATCGCATCTTCCAAACGATGTCAGAGTCCTCCTCTTACAAGCACAGCCTGATTTTATCTATCTCGATGCAGCAGCTCATCACATCCTTGCCCATCCATCACCTGTTGACGCAACAGAGATAGACATCATTTTGCAGCATGACCAAAACTATTTTTTGACCATGGGTCAAGCTGTCATTGCCTATCAAGATGACATTAATAATGCAGCAAGGACCTTTTTTGTTATAGAGCTGGTTCTTGGTATTTTATTGATGATACTATGGATAGCGTTTCTTATTCTGGTTAATAGAGTATCAAAGAAGAACGGAGGAAATGACAAAGATGTTGGAACATAAAAAACATGTAACGCGCAATCTTAACGATTTACATAATGAAACATTGACCTTTGGTGATAAAGTTGCTGATGGCGTTGTTAGTGGCATGGGGTCCTGGAAATTCATTATTATTCAAACTGCTATTGTAGCTTTATGGATTGTATTAAACGTATGGATTTTATCACATCCATTTGACCCATTTCCGCTAATTTTATTAAACCTTGTTTTCAGCACACAAGCCGCTTATGCATCTCCGTTGATCCTTATGAGTCAGAACAGGTCTTCTGCCAAAGATCGCTTAATGGCCGAAAATGACTATCATTTGAACGTCAAAGCCGAAGAAGAGACACGGCAAATAATACTGCAATTACAGCTATCCATCGAAAAACATAATCAGCAGATAGAATTGATACAACTAGGCAATACTGAGCTATTAAAGCAAACAAAGTATCTTATCGATATGATGAAGAAACTTGAAATAGCCGATGATGCTTCATAGTGTATTTTGGTATATATAACAAGGAGCATAGTCTTTACGAGGTATTTCTAAGACTTTCTTAAAGATGCCGCTTCTCATAATAACACCATCGCACACCGGATTATTGTAGATGATTGTTAATTTTCTTGGCTTTCGATGAAGACTTGCTGCAATGTTGTTTATCACGATTTCCATGACAGCAGATGAAAATGGATTGAAAAAGTAAATATAGGTGTAATCATCGATCGCTGTCAATTCCGTTGCATCACAGCAAAAGATCTCAGCATTCTTGATGCGAAGACGTTGCATATTTTTGATTGCAATATCAGCAAGCCGCGATGACAGTTCAATGCCTCCTAGCTTGCGAAACGGATATTTTGAGAACACCGCAAGAGCGCCGCCTTTGCCACAGCCAATATCGAGAATAGCATCATCAGGCATTATATGCATTGTTTTCATTGCTTGCTCTAAAGATCGCTTTCCTGCTGTTGCATAGCGAAAATTACGCGATAAATCTTGATGGACTTCTTTGATAGTTTCAGGCTCTCTGATGTCAATGCCTCTCATTGCATCAAGAAAGACAAGGCATTTATGTCGCATATGATACGCTTTTTGTTTTAATGTTGTGATAGTGCTCATAGTATTTCCCTTTCATTAATACAAAGGAAGAGCATCATTCCCTGTGCTCTTCCTTGTTGCATTCCGAATAGATAGTATTTTGTTGTTATGCCTCTGCTGATACACTTGTAGCAAGCAATGCATCTAGTGTTGCACGTCGGACACGATAGGCTTGCCGCTTATTGAGGTGTGGAAGTGTTACTGCTTCCAATGCAGCATTTTTGATCCAACGTCGCACGGTTGTATCATCGACACGCAATTGCTGTGCTACCTCACGAACTGTTAAAAGTTCATGACCTTCATGGTGTTTCTGAGCGTGCTCTTTATGTGTTGCTGTTGGCATTGTTCTCTCCTAATCATTTCAAATTTCTACGTTTGGTTACAGACGTTTTACACGTCTAATATGCAATGATGATATCAGGATGCATCGATGTTGTCAAGCAGCATTGTCCTTTGAGGCTATCCTTTGCTCTTAACGTTAATTTGGACTGACGACGATCCTCCAGCGTCTTGAATAGCGCCATCGTTGCCTATTGTCACTGGGTAGGGGAATGCGAGGGCATCCGGTTCGCTATAGACAGGTTCAATTTCAGATCCACCTCCTGGAAGAGAACGGATACAGAGGACCCAAGTAGCTGATGACTGACCAGTATAGAGTCCGTTTGGCTCAGCCTGTGGAATACTTGCAATTGAATTTGTACCATCAATTTCTTGTTGTGGATTTGTCAGTTGTGTTGTATAGGGTATTGGATACCCTTTGCTTGGACAGACAAATATTGGCTTGCCCATACTGTATATCACCGTCCAAGTATTAACAACTTTCATGCGAGCGTCGTAAATCTGCTGAAGCTCATCACGTTCTGGAGAATAATCATACTTGTGTAATGGCTGGTTATTGGAATAGATCGTTTGTTGATCATTGACTTGTCCTGACTCCGATGCCGTTTGAGGAGAAGTACAGGCATCAGCAGAAAACAATAAAAACGCTAAAATCAACCATGGTGCCACAATAAGCACCTTTTGATACTTCTTCAAGTCTTATGCCTCCTTATCTTGTTGGAAATTGTTGAAAGAAACTTTGCAACTCTGGCATATCAGCAATAATCTGTGGTCTTGAACACTGAGAAGCATCAAGTGCATTGTAAATATCATCTGCATTTTGCTTCTCTTGTGCTTGAAGTTGCGTCTTGAGATTGGCGTCTTGTGTCGATGCTATTTCAACGTTATTATTTGAGATAGCTGTAAGATCGTTGCTAATCCTTGCTTTTTGTGTTACAAGATATTGCATGCTACAGGTTGCAACGTGTCTTTCGCTGTTTTCTACAGGAACCGCAAGATGGTAATTATACCAGACAGTAAAGCCAGCGCCGCCTACAATGAGTAGTGCGACGATTGCTAGAGACAATAGGCACCCGATGCTTAAGCCTAGAAATGATGTTTGATCTTCGGACATAATACTCCTTTCAAGTGTACAAACGGACGTGATAGCATCCTATCAAATCGTCTTTAATGAAACATCCGTTCATGTTGTGTTTGTGGTAACATCACCAGAATAATACCATACTCCAGATACACTGAAAACACTATAAAACGTTACGCTAACAAGGTACTACCTTCAATAAATCATCGACCCATCGTCACCACATTACTACTCCAACAATACACCATATATACCATAACATCACCTTACACTAACTACATCGCATTATCAACACATATACAGCACATCTATAGCGTACTACAACGTTTCACTGACAATGCGCTATATGCAGCAAAGTACAACAATGTATCATTGTTAATACAATGTTATACGAGGTTAACTATGGAGTGTTGATGTCGCAATGATGAGATATTAATGCGCAATACATAACAAAGCCCAACGATGGGTTATCGATGTGTCAATGCTGTATCATCGTTGGGCTTCGTATGGACTATGCTACTGTTGGGTTAACGTTGGCTAATCGATGTGGTGTTTTTTGCGTACCTCATCTTCTTTTGTTCTCACAACGTCTTCGCGCTCGATGAGAAGGTCAGAGTATTTTTTGAGGAGATCTTCAATCATCTCGTTTATGAGGTCTGTTTTGTTGCCTTTATGAACAAGCTTTGCGAGAGCTGCAAGAGCACCTGCATATCTTACATCCACATAGATAGCCTGCTTGTCGTGACGCTGTATGAAGTCTCTCAAAACTAAATCAGCAGACGGCGGTGTGTTCCATAGCATCGATGGTTGACCTTGCTGTGGTGACACTGCCATCTGTTGAGGCTCTGGTTGCGAATTTGACGGTGTAGATTGCGTTGGTTCTGGCGTAGGTATCGATGGCTGTTGCTGCATAGGCAATTCTGGCAATGTAGATGGTGATGAAAACAATGAACTACCTCCTAGCCCTTCTAATGGGTTCGACTTTTGAGACTTTTTCTTTTCAGGCGTTTGGTCCGACACGCTCAACGATCTCCTTTACTACTGCTGCATATGCAGCAATACCCTTTGCGTCCGGTGCAAAGTCATATCCTGAAATATCTTGATCATTTGCCTCTTCTACCTTCTCATTAAGCGGTATCATCGCTTGAAATATTTTGTCACCAAAGAGTTGCTGCAATTGCTGATACCGTTCTTTGCTATTCTTTGTGCTCCTAACTTGTGTAACAAGAACGCCTAAGATCGGTATATCAATTCCAAATGGAGCAAACTTTGATCGAAGGATCATGATGGTATTCAGCAAGATCCTAATCCCCAATAATCCCCAGGCTTTCAGTGTGACCGGAATAATCACATCAGTACATGCGACAAGTGCATTGATGGTCAGTAATCCAAGGTTAGGCGTCGTGTCGATGATGATGTAATGAAAATATGGTGATACCTCTTGCAATGCTGTTCTGAGCTTAAATTCTCGCAGTGTTGCTGAAACAAGCTCTATTTCAGTTGAGGCAATCATGAGAGTGCCAGGCACAATGAAGAGGTTTTTGTGTCTCTTTGTTGGTCTCACAACTTCACTGATTTTTCTACTGTTAGGTTCTTGAAATACCTCGTAAATAGTGTTTTCAGGGCCTT